TAAGGCTGAAGGCGAAGACCCTAAGGCTGAAGGCGAAGACCCTAAGGCTGAAGGCGAAGGCGAAGACCCTAAGGCTGAAGGCGAAGACCCTAAGGCTGAAGGCGGCGCTCCGGCCCCTAAAGCTGACGCTTCCGAGTCAACCAGTCTGATAGCTCACCTTAAAGGCGAGTTGGCCACCCTGCGGGCAGAGAATAAAGCTATGGACTCTGAGCTTACCTCTCTTCGCGCCAAGTTCCAGCTGGCGGACACGAACGAGGGCGCTCTGAAAAAATTAGCCAGTGAGTACATTGGGGGAATGGCCATCGGTTTAGGCATGTCTTCCATGAATCTCTCAGGCATGGAAACTTCGACACTGTTAGCTCAGTACACCGAAGTTAGATCAAAGTTTACGACTCGATTCCAAATCGGAGCGTCGGCTGAGGTTGAGGACGGGGAATTGCCAGCATCTAGCGGTGACGGCCTGTCGTTCATGGAACGCGCTTCCATTGCGACAAACAAACTTTAAACTTTAACTTATACAGGTGAATTAAATGGGTTCTACAACTCTTGTCCGCTCACTGCTAGTCGATACTTCCGTAATGGGAATTGTTACAGATGCTTTGGGCACCGCCGCTGCTGGCGTAGGTACTTACACTGATGTCGAAATCGGCAAAGGCGTAAAAATGGCAGCAGATTCTTACGTGGCCGTGGCCGTTGGTGATGAAATCGAAGGTATTGTGACCTCGGTCGAACCGGGCGTCCGCAATAGCGGGTTTAGCTGGGGCGGCGTACAGACCAAAGGCCGCGCTATGGCTACGGTGGCTGCCAATCAAACTCCGGTGATGGCCGTAGGTGCTCTGGTGTGCAGCGGCATCCCGGTAGCTCCAGCAACCGCCGGTAAAGTCACTGTGCTGTCAGCAGGAACTGGTTTTGCCGCGCCCACTGAGTTTAAGTGGCGCTGCATCCGTATTGTCACTGGCACAGGCACCGTCGGTGACACTGTCCTTATCGAACGCATCTAATTGGAGCGAATGAAATGAAAACAAACTTTAAATTCCGTGATGATGCGGGCGTACTACACGAAGGTTCCGTAGCAGTCACTGACTATGCTGCAGCCGCTGACGAAGGCCTATCTCTGACGCAGTTCATGTCTCGTAAGTTCCCGACCGACGAAGCCAAGTACGGCTCCGTGCTGTCTCAGGCACTGACCTCGAATGGACTGCATGTTAAGGGCAACCAAAAGCTTGGCATCAAGTCTTCTTCAATGAAGGATGTCTTGAACGGCGTTAAGATCGCCGCTGGAGCTATTGTATCCCCTGACGGTACTGGAAACACTACCCCGGCTGGCCGTATCTTCTTCCCAGAGGTTATCCTGCAGACTATCGCGGCTAATCTGGAGGCGGATAAAGGCGACTACTTTGCTGGGTATGAAAACCTGTTGTCCGGCACTGAAACGGTTAACGCTCCTGAATTCAAGCGGGCCAAGATCGATTTGACTGCCCCTGAAGGTTCAGAAGCACAGTCTGTCGCTCAGTTGGCTGAGCCAGCGTCAATGGTTAGCATCACTGCCGCTGACAGCACCACGCCAATCCCTTCCAAAGGTATCGGTATCATGATCTCAGATCAGGCGGTTGCGACTACTTCGTTCGATCTGGTGAACACGGTCATGGCTCGTCAGGCTAAAGGTGAAAAGCTGCGCATGGTGAACAACTCACTGGCGGATTGCTTCAACGGTAACCCTGACATCGGCCTGTCGGCTCTGGTTTCTTTTAATGCAGACACACTGGACAACAGTATTACCGCCGACGGGGTTCTGACCCAGAAGGCTTGGATCCACTATCTGCGTGACAACTACCAGACCATCACCCTGACCAATCTGGTATGTACTATCGATACCGCACTGGCAATTGAAGGACGTACCGGTCGCCCTGTTATCACTGAAGACAACCCTAACAGCCCTCGTATCGATTCCTTGTTCTCTATCGATAATCTGGGTATTACTCCTCCTCGCGTGTTTCTGGTTCCAGCTTCTGTGGTCCCTGAAAACCGCATTGTGGGTCTGGATAACGAGTTCGCTTTACGTCGTTACATTAACGTCTCTGCTTCTTACGCGGCAGTTGAAGAGTTTCTGTTACGCCGTGCTCGTGCCCTGCGGGTTGACTTTGGCCAGACTACTACTCGTCTTTACGACGACGCGTTCTCTGTCATGGATCTGATCAACACGTAATAACCAAAGCACCACTAAGGTAAAAAGGCCGGCTATTAGCCGGCCTTTTTGTATCAGCCCCTTGCTAGACAGGGGTTATACAAACAGCTATCATCCAACAACACCATATTAATGCCGGAGAATCTAATGGCCCTCAAGAAAAATAATACACCCCAAGCGGCTGCCATAGTGGCCCCGTCTCAGAGTAAAACCGACCAGACAGCCAAACCAAAACAAGACCCGCAATCTGCCAAGACAGAAAAACCCAAGTATCTGGTTAAATTGTTGAAAGCCCAACAGATTCAGGACCCCGGCACCAAAGTTATGCTGAAGCAAAACGTGATGGTTCCTGTCCCCTCTATTTCTGGCTGGGTTAAGTTTCAAGAAACCGTTGGCTTCCTTGAAATAATCGAGCTGTAAAAATGGCTGCCGTCTCGTTCTTGGCCCTCACCGATGTAGACCAGATTCGCTCTGCCATCGGCGTAGATACCACAGACCTCTCTGATGAAGTGATCTTAGATCGAAAGCCAGAAGAAGATCTGGAGGCTGATCTATTGACGTGGGTGCCTACCTATCAGACTGTCATCACAGAAGGAGTCGCCGCGTCGCCAACTACTGAGCAGAGACTGAAATATCTTAAACTTAAATTGTATTCAAAATATTTCCTCTCTGCCTTGATTGCGTCTTCGGGCAGCTTATCCATTCTGCAGAAACAGTCTGATGGGGCGAACGAGGCTATTCGTTTCACAAATGTTAAGATCTCTGAACTGGTGTCTTACCTACGGGCTGAAGCAGACAAGTATCAGGAAGAGCTACGGGAACTGATTGACCCTTCTGCTACCTCAGGATACTCCCAATTCGGGGTGGCTTCCCCCAACTACGATCCGGTAGTTAATAGCTAATGGACCTGCGCCGAGTAGCCGCTAAATTTGAGACTACCTCGTTTGATGTTTTCAATGAGACCACACAACTGTGGGAAACAGGTGGAATGGTCGGTAAGATCGTGCCGATCGATCGGTTCCTGTCTATCTTCCACAGGGCTACCAGACGTAGGGCGTTAGGGTTACCCCCTTCTGCCACCCTCCCCGCTTCCAGAACCATAAGGGACCCGGCTACCGGGCAAGCCTATGTGGTGGGGTTGGTGAGAGGAGACTCAGCCAAGGCCATACACTATGACAGCGTGGGGGTGTTGCACGGGTGTGATGTCGTAGCAGAAGTTTTTAGAAAGGCCCCGGTAGGCCCGGTAAACGACCCCGGCGCTCTGGTATCCTCCTCTACTGGGGTGCATTACATGGACCTTGAGTTGCGCTCTGCGTCAGAAGCCGACGAGACCGTCCAGACCTATGAGTCCCACTTTTTCTTGACCTGTCCTGCTCACACTGACATTACCCAATGGGACTACGTCTCTTACTTAGGCAAAACCTACGAGGTGCAGGCTAGCTATAACGACTCAGGACTGACCATGTGCCGAGTGGTAGAGAGGATTGACCCACGAGTTGACGTTACTTTCCACAAGAAAGGGGCAGGTTCTGGGTACAATCCATCGACTGATGTGGTCACCTCAGGTATGGTCGACTATACGGTTTCCGGGTTTTTTAAAGGGTTCTCTCTGGATGACGTAGACGGCGAGGCCGTATCGTCCGGCGACGTTCAGTTTATAATCCAACAAACCCACATAGGGGTAGTGCCTTCTGCCGAGGACCAGCTGACATGGGACGGGCAGAGGTATAATATAAAAGCCGTGCAACAAGACTTCCTGAGCCACGAATACCACCTTCATTGTAGGATCTAACCATGGGATATAACTCAGACATTATCGCACTGGGAATACGGGAGGAGATATTGAACCTCCCTAAAAGGATGGCGGTGGCTGCGGCTAAGAAGGCCTACAGGTCGGCTATCCAGCACACCAAGCAGGACTCTGGTCAGGCGGCGTTTAATACCATGTATTCTATCAACAGCACGATGACCTCTGCCCCGTTTGTTATTGCCAACGACGGGTCTGAGCCTACCGTAGGAAAGCGCGGGGATCAAAGGACAGACAACCAGCATACCTTTGTTGTAGCCCGCCCTAAGATAGCCGAGTTCGAAGCCGAGCTGAACGCTATACCCAGAGGCGACCTGCAGTCTATCACCATCTACTCCACGTTACGGCAGGATGGGAAATACGCTGACGAAAAACACGCTAAAGTTGCTGCCGCCTTTGAGATAGCCAGCAACTCTGGGGTGTTGGATGCTGAAGTAGGGCGGGTGTTCACCGCCAGCAGGTTTAGATAATGCCAGCTTCTTATGTGGACGCTCTGAGCGTCATACAGACGGCCATGGAGGCTGGTTGGGGGGACTCCAGAGTCGCTTATGAGAACGTGGAGCCCCTAGACTACTCAGACGTGTCCCGGCCTCTGTTGTCTAACGGTACAGCTCCTTACGTGGCTATTAAGGTCCTATTCTCAGACTCATATGCAGTAGAGACAGGTCCTACTGCCGTTAAACAATCGTGGGGCCATCTTTCCGCCAACTTCTATGTGCGGCAGGCGGCGGGCACTAAATCCCACAAATCAAATTTAGACGCTTTGTCTGCCCTCTTTGAATACAAAACCATTGGTGGTATCGTGTTCAAAGAGATGTCAATATTGGCACCCTTCCGCTCAGAGGGCTGGTACGTTATGCCGGTCATGATGAGATTTTACTTTACCCGATAATACGAGGTTACTCTTATGGCTTTTGCCGATACTTCCACTTACACGTTGGCTTATGCAAAAGAGTCAACATTCGACGAACCAGTTGCTGGAACAGGGGTCTACAAGTTACTCCGGAATACAGGCGAATCTCTGAACACCAGTTTGGAATCCGCCCGTTCTGACGAGATTGACTCTAGCCGCCAATATACAGGATCGGTTCACGTGTCTGGTACATCTGCCGGGTCTGTCAACTTTCAGCTGTCCTACGCAGAGTACGATGACTTCTTTGAAGCCGTTCTGCAGTCAGCCGACTGGTCGGCTGGATACAGCGACACAGGGACCAACATTACCAGCAACGTCGTTACTGTTACCTCCACCGCCGGACTAAAAGTAGGTAAGCTGGTTAAGCTGTCAGGACTGGCTGCTACCACTGAGGATGACATCTATACCGTTCACGCTATTTCAGATCCCACTCACTTTGAGACAGCGGAAAATCTGACGGACGAAGCGGTGGCCTCTGTCACCATCACCAACTCTGGCACCATCGAGAACGGGTCTACTCAACGGTCTTACACCTTTGAGAAGAACTTTCAGGTCGACGGCGTGAACAATTACTTCAATATGTCTGGGATGCGGGCCGGCTCTATGTCCCTGAGCTTGGCCTCAGGCTCCATCTTGTCCGGAGAGATCGGTCTACAAGGTGCCACAGGAGTGGGAACAGGAACTACGTCTCAGGACGCTGGAACCTATATAGCCACGACCACTAACGAGCTGATGAACTCTGTCAGTGACGTTACTGGTTTGACCATGTATTCGGTCACCACGGCTGGGGTTTTGGCGCTTATGTCTGGCACGTTTCAGGAGTTATCCATTAACCTGAATAACAACCTGCGTGACCAAACAGCCGTGGGCAGCTTATTCCCGGCGGGCATCGGGTCTGGCCGGATCGACGTAGAAGCGACAGCCTCTCTGTACTTTGCTAGTCAGGCGTTCTTTAACCAGTTTCTGGCCAATGGCTCTATTCAGATCCGGTGTAAAATCTCAGACCCTGCAGGGAATACCTACGGTATCGTACTGCCTGAAATGAAGATTGCCTCCCACGAAGTAACCGCCTCTGGGGCCGATGCTGACGTTATGGCGTCTGTGACTTTCTCCGGGGTTAAAGACACCCGATCTGGTACAGCAGCTTCTATCATCATGACTCGTATCGCTGCGTAATACCCTACCCTCGCTGTAAAACGTCAACAGGTTACTTGCTAACCTGTTGACGCTTCCTTATACTTCTTCCTTGATCCTCTTTCCACACATACTCTACAGGTGCTATATGGCTTTTGACATTTCCAAGAATAAACGTAACCGTGATCTAGAAGAGCAAGGTACATGGTTTGAATACGGTGACGGGGTCTCCTTCCTTGTGGCCCGCAAAAATAACCAGAAGTACAAAGGGTTCATCTCCAAAAAATACCGGGAGAATGAGCGTCTGGTGTCCAGCCTCTCCCATACCGAACAGGCTGATAAAGTGTCAGAAAAAATCATGCTGGAGGCTACTGCTGTTTACCTGTTGCTGGGATGGAAGGGAGTTGTCGACGGCGGCAAAGAGATTAAATACTCCCCCGGGGTAGCCATGAAGGTTTTGGAAGACCACGACGAACTGCGGGCGGATATCGAAGCGTACGCTGAAAACCGTGACAACTACCTGTCAGAAAGACAGGCAGAAGATGCTGATAATCTAAAAAAGTAGTCGAGTGGGGCATGCTTTGGGGGTCTGAAAAGGCCCTCAATACCCTTCACGCTCACTACGAGAGAACAGGGGTAATGCCCCCGGCCTTAGCCTCTAGGCCAACTCTGGAGATCTGCAACCAGATATATAACGAGGCATTTAACACCTTATCCGGAGGTCGGCAAAATTCAGACCACGTCATAAACCCGATCACTTTCTCAGACGTAATGCAATATTGCGACTGCATACAAGAGTTTGACGGAGAAGAAAGGCTTCGTTACTGGGCTATGATATCGGCCTGCGATTCAGCCTTTATAAACTCTGCTCTGGAGGAGCGGGCCAGAACCGCTAAGCTGAAACCCCGCAAATGACAAGACCTTCCTGTCCAAGATAAAAAAGATGAGGTAAACTCGCTGATACCTCATCTTTTACTGGATCCTTAATAAAATGGCTTATGACATAAAAATCACAACGGATAATGCCAATAAAGAGGTTCAGAAACTAACAACCTCTATGAACAGGCTGGCTAAGTCAGCCAATACTAAGATGGAGGTGAAGGCTGCCACTAAGTCGGTAGATGCTCTAAAGGCCAGTGTTGACTCAGCTCTCGCCTCAGTTAAAACATTTAAAGCCGCCGTCAGGGCGTCTATCCAGATCAAGGTAAACTCAGCCCAAGTGCTGACCGCTATTAACCGGATGAGAACCCTTGAAACCCTATCTGGCTCAACCAAGTCAGCCAGCTCGTCTGCAAAAATGAAGGTTGATAGCACAGCTGCCATGGCTGCAGTCACTGCCTTATCGACAAAAATAACCCAGACTATAGCGCTTGCCAAAACCCCCATTAAGATGAATGTAGGGACATCCTCTGAGATGCAGGCGCTTACTGCTACTATGGCTGGGCTGTCTCACCAACTGACGACCTTAGCCGCTAACTATCAAAAAGCTACTACTGCGGCGGCTTCTAAAGCGCGGGCCTCTGACAAGGTAAAAGAAGCCTCTAAGAAAGAGGCGGACGAAGTAAAAAAGGCTGCCAAAGCCTCTAAAGATAAAGCCGCCGCTGACAAGAAAGCCAGAGGGGCATCAGTAGCGAACGCGGAGTCTTTGGTGGATGCCACCCAAGCAGCCGCCATGTTTAGAGCAGGTTTGCTGGCCTCCGGCCAGAGCATGGGACTGTTTACAGCACACACTCTGGTAGCTGCCGCAGCAACCTACGCCTTTGTAAAGGCTATAGGGGCCACCGTCAGCGCAGGGGCTCTGTTGTCTCAGTCCATGCAAAGGGTTTATGCAGTTACGGGGATACTGGGGGAGAGGACTGGGGACGTAACAGATAAGATGAAGGCCATGGCCTTCGCTGTCAGGGACGTGGCTAAAGGCACTATATTTACGGCTAACGAGGTTGCGGCGGGGGCGGTAGAATTCGCCATGGCTGGCTTTACCGCAGAAGACTCTGCCTCAGCCTTGAGCGCAACAGCCTCTTTGGCCGCCATCGGCATGACCGATATGGCCACAGCGGCCAGAACAGCGGCCAACATATTGAATGCTTTTGGGATGGAGGCCACCTCGTTGCAAGAGGTTGTTGACCGTATGGCGGTAGCAGTGACTGACTCTATGATGGACATAAAGCAGTTGGCCCAGTCTTTGAGCTATGTTGGCCCACTTGCCGCTGCCACAAATACCAGCTTTAAAGACACGGTTATTATATTAGAACTTATGCACGATGCCGGCATAAAGGCGACTAAAGCCGGGACCGCCTTGAGACGTGGCATGGTCAACCTTCTTAACCCAACTAAAAAGCAGCAGGACGTAATAGACGCCCTTAACATAAGCACCAGAGATGGCAGCGGTGAAATGCGCTCTATGTTGGGGATCTCTAAGCAGTTGGCAGAGAAAGGGATAAAGCCCGCCCAGATATCAATTCTGTTCGGCGCCAGAGCTGTAGCCGCGTGGACTCAGGTTATTGCTGAAGCCAACCGCAAGATGGTTAAGTTCGAGGACGCACAGAAAAGCGTAGCTGGGACAAGTTTGATGCTCAGGAAGCAGTTAGAGCAGAACCTGATCAATCAGTTTCAAATCTTTAAATCAGCGGTAGAGGAGCTGCAGCATATTCTGTTTGCAGAGTTTGGCCCAGCTTTGGTAGATCTGGTTAAAAAAGCAAAAAGTTGGGTGGACTCTCTGCAGGACAGCAGGGTGGAGCTTATAGCTCTGGGGCAGGCTACGGGGGTCCTGATAGCGTCGGTTATCCTTATCACCTCTTTAACGGCTCTGGCTACTTCAGCTTTAGCTAAAGAGGTTTTGACTGTAGGAGCATTAACGGTAGCGAAGAACGCCCTTACTGCGTCCACTGTACGGCTTACTGCGGCCACCGGGGTGTGGGCTAAGGCTATGGTTCTGGCCCGAGGGGCTTTGTTGGCTATCTCTGCCCACCCTTTAATAGCGGCGGCGGCGGCGGCAGCAGCAGCGTTTTTCTACTTCAAGCAGTCTATAGACGACGTTTCAGAGTCTCAGAGAGAACTTAAGACATCGGCTGAAGAAGCCACTCTAGAGCTGCAGAAGCAAGTGAACATGGCATTTGCCCCTAGGGAGACCGCTCTGGAAGGGAAGATAGCCCAAATCAAACGTCAGATACAGGCTATAGAAGGATTTGGAGCAGACACCAAACGTAAGATGTCTGCAGGTGGAGGGTCAGCTGTCGAGCGTAACATATTTAAAAACCAGAAGGCCGCAGGCATCGAGCAACCCGCGGTTAAACTGTTGTCCCCGGAACAAGAGGCGAAGGTTAAATCCCTTAATGCCGCCTTAGCAGATGAGCTGTCGGCAAGGCGTTCTCTTAACGTAGAAAAGATGAAATCTCTAGGCATTTACGCAGGGTCTAAAGAGGCGTTAGAGGATGAGGCTGCTGCCTCCTTGGCATCTAAGCAGGCCTTCGAGGCTCATAGAAAATCTCTGCAAGAGAAAGGTAAAGTAGATGCGTCCGAGGACCCAAAAGAGGCGTTAAAAGGGTACAAACTTGAGATAGCTAGGGCTCAGAGAGAGCTGTCAGATAGTTTGTCTAACATAAACTTTTCAGAGCAGATAGGGGATATAAGCGAGTTTGAGTCTATTGAAGCCTCCATAGGCCGGGTAAAGAAAACTCAGGACAGTTTGAATGAGTCGTATAACCTACAGCGTAAAGAACTTGAGAGGGCTCGTGATAAAGCCAAAGATCTCAGGGATACTCTGCAGCTTAGCTCAGGGGTGGGCCCAGACACATTAGACCGTAGGCAGAAGGAATATGAAGGTGCCAATGAAGCCTTAATCAAGCTGACAGAGACGCACGAAAAGGAGACCCAAGGACTCAAGGCCAAAGGGGTAGAGCTGCAGCGTAATCTTCAGCTGGCTCAGGGGTACTCTTTTGAGGGCGGCAGGCTTAGTACGGTGGCTGCCAAACCAACAGTCAAAGAGGGTTTATCCTTCACTGAAGGTCTCAGGGATGAAGGCAGGACAGGGGCCGACGCACTGGCAGAAGATCACGCCAAACAGCTGGAGCTTTTAGGAGTTTTGCACGAAAAAGAAAAGGCTCTGGCAATTTGGTCTAATGAAGACATGCTGGCTGTAGAACAACAGTTTCAAGATGCTAAACTTCAACTCGCCATAGCCAACTCCAAGAAACAAGACGCCTTGTGGGGAGGACACCACCAAAAGGTTTTTGACTTTGGGGAGGCCGCCAGAAAGAAGGACAAGGCAGGAATGTTGTCCAGCGGAATAGCCATGCTGGACATCGGCGCCAAGCAAAGTAAAAAGGTATTTAAACTCCAGAAGGGTCTGGCGATTGCCCAAGCAATCATCTCTACCCAGAAGGGTATCGCAGAGGCTTGGGGCTACGGACCGATCCTAGGGCCAGCCATGGCGGCTCTGGTGGCCCTTAACGGCTTCGCTGCGGTGAAGGCTATACGTGCCCAAGAGTTCTCTGGAGGGGGTTCAGGGTCCTTTAGCTCAGCCGGAGGGGGAGGGGCTAGCTTAGCCGCCCCGGCTCCGGCTGCCCCGGTAGATCAAGGAGGGAGAGGGGTGACTATTTACATTGAGGGCAATATGTACGCTAATGAGGACTTCCGTAGGACTCTGGTAGAGACCCTTGAACTGGCGCAGTCAAATGATGAGATACGAATATTTTAAAGGAATGTTTAAATGCAGATAGATTACACAGCCAAAAGAAGTCTGGTGGGTGGCCATTCAGTGGACACCCCTTACACCATAACCATCGGGGTAGAGGTTTTCGACCGGTCCCCTCGGTGGACGGGACAGGTTAATCGCGCACTGTCGGGAAACGCTGTTACGTTAACTCACGAGTTTGGCCATGACTATTCTATAACCACTATAGCTCTGGACGAAACAGATCCGGTTCTGAACATCTCTCACATGCGGGAGTTTTTGGAGAGTGTCAGGCTGGGGGAAACCTTTCAGATAGACGGCCAAGACGCCACCATATCAGACCCTTCTGGGGCGTATTCTGAGAGCCACATCGGATACGTTTACAAGCAATTTTCTTTCTCGGTAAGAATCCTATAATGAAAACAGAAACAGCTAATTATGCTGAGGCATCCTCTAAAGACATCCTGTTCCCGCGATATGTCATAGCCCTGTCGTTTTCTGATGACCATACCGATGTGACCTACCTGACCAGCCACAACGACTGTCAGGTTCCTCCGGGGGTTGCGGCGATAGACCGCATAGACGGCTGTATCATGTCCATCAGCGGGCAGAGCCAGCGTATCAGCCCCGACACGGCCCAGCACACCATAGGAAGCCTGTCGTTTGAGCTGTTGGATGTTAACGGGGAGTTGTCTGCCAAAATAAAAACTAAGCGAGATGCGGGGGAGGGTATACGCAGAAAGAGAGTGGTTCTGTATAAAGGGCACGAGTCTCTGACAGATTGGGCAGACTACTCTAAACGGTTGACGTATTTGGTCGACAACATCACCAGCAAAGACAGGGTGTACACGCTGCAGACCTCTGACATACAGCGCAGTACCAAAGAAAAGATATTCAATGTTCATCAGGCTGTTCTAACGACAAATATAGCGGCCACCGAAACCGGCCCGGCGACCATAGCGGTTACCGTGGCGAACGGGGAAAAGAAGTTCCCCGTGGTTGCGCACCATTTGACGCATGAAGACCACCCAGAGCAATTCGTTGGTTACATCCAGATCGACGATGAAATAATGGCCCATACCGGGTGGTCCGATAACAGCTATACAGAGTTAACCCTGTTGACTGACGGAGGCGGGACGGTGATCGGAAGAGGGGTCTTTGGGACTCTGGCTGTGGCGCATGAAAACCCTACAGGGACCACCTCTTCTGCCCAGAATAAAAAAGTAGAGGAGTACGTTGTGCTCTCCCTGCCGGCACCGCAATGTATCTATTCGATGTTGACCGGGTTGGTGGCTGACAGCCCTAACCTGATCGGTGACGTGGACTCGTTCACTGCACTTGGTGACGTTGTTGTCACTAAAACAGACACGCTAAACCCGGTTAACCTGAACGGAATGTGGAGACTTGAAGATGCTAGCACTGACTCTTGGGACGCCGTCCGGTCCCCTTTGTTTAGCGATGGGCACACCCCCGGTGACGTGTACACAGCCCAAGTGGTTATCAGAGACGATAAAGCCAATTCTAAACTATTGTCGATTCGCCTTTACCTGACCAATAACACCTATGCAGAAGTTAGGCTAACCATGAGCACAGGGGTATCTTCCTCGGCGGCTAGCGCAGGAATGGTTGTAGATAAGTGGTCAGCTAAACTGATTTCCGGGTACTGGGTACTGTCGATAACCGGGCACAGCACCTTGGGTACTGACGCGGGGGTCCACGTTTATCTGTACCCGGCTCTTTCCTCTCCTGCGTCTGTATCTACAATAGAGGTGTTTAACCCGGTATTAATGAAAGGAAATCATTTCGGTGGGGGATTTCTGCCGTCTCACTGGCACCTAGGGATATCCCCGGAGTATGTAGACAGGCAGGCATTCGAAAACATTGGATACGACCTATGGGACACAGACACACACAAAGGTAGGTATGTAAGATTCCACGGCATCAAAGACATCGCCGGAAAATCTTTTATAGAGAAAGAACTTTTGCTGTGGATGGCCTGTTTCATGCCTGTGCATGCCGACGGGTCTTACGGGCTACAGAGGTTTGGCTCAGTGCTGCCGTACGGGCTGGGGTACTCTGCCCACCTGACTACTAGCCAGATAATCAGCTACGGGGAATTAACCTATGACCAGACAGCGGTTATCAATAACATCGCCTTAAAGTGGAACTGGGTGGAACCACTTGAACGGTACACAAAAGAAGATCAGCTAATCGACACTGTTAGTATCTCTAGGTACGGGTACGCCACCCGTAAAGACTTTGAGTTTAAAGGGGTCTTCACAGGCCTGCATTCAGACCAAATAGTGAGGTCGTATTTTGACCAGCTGAGGGATCGGTACTCCGCCCCTCCCCTTAAACTGAAGATTGAAGTATTGCCTGAATGGGACAAACTTGAGGTCGGGGAGTTGGTCAGGGTCACCATCCCGTATCTTCAAGATAACAATGTAGGGGGAACCTTAGACCGGGTGTTTGAGATTCAGGGTATTACCACTGACTGGGTAACCGGTAAGGGGGCTCTTGACCTCTTCGGCGGGGTAGACCAAGCCTCTCACTCTCCGTTGACTACTACCTTGGTGATGGAAGATAGCTATTACACAGACACTTCCAACGGAGAGATCGATCTGGCGTCCGTGCTCACCATAGACGGGGGCACTAACACAGTCACTGCTAACGGCACTCTCAACGGCGGCCCCACCCTTGGAGACTCTGTATATTACTACGACGGAGACCTCACCATAGGGGACGCGGCCACCATTACCATTACCGGTAATGTGACCCTTAAGATCAAAGGCGGACTGACCATTAACGGGGAGATCAACGGCGTTGGTGGCGGTATGCCCGGAGGAGTGGCACCGGCATACAACGGGTCTGACTACCAAGACTCGGTGATATACCCTTTATGGGAAACCTTTGGCCCACAGCCTCCGACAGGTGGATTATCTGGAGGCATTGGATGGTCCGGGGGAAACGCTTGGACAAGATACTCTAGGTTAGACTCTTTTAGAATAAAAGTGTGGGGCGGTAGTAGGCTGTTTGGGAAGTATGTTGCGGCAGACCAGCCAAAAGGGATTAAGTCCGTAAGCGACCTTACGTTTGTGAATAACAACGGGACTTCTATCGAAGGGTTGTTACAGCATAATCTCACAGGGGTGGGAGGGGCATCAGGGTCGGCGCTGCTGATGGGGTACTATAACAGCGAACTAGAGAGATTACTTGGTAAAGGGGGGGACGGCGGGACCGGGGGTGCAGGACTTGCTATTGTTTGCCGAGGTATATCTTTCGGAGTGGGTGATAAGATAAACCTCTCGGGGACCGCAGGGACGGCAGGGACTTCTGAGGCTTTTAGCTCCCCCGGGTACACCACAACCTTTCACGCTACCCCCGGAATAGGAGGATCTCCCGGAGGCTGTATAATACTGATCGACGGCAGCATCTCCAGCGCTCCTGCCACCAGCAATTTTGTTCTGCAGAGAGGCGACACTCCTCAGGCTTCTGCCGACTATATTGTGCCTTACGACGAGTTTAAGTCCGACACGTACCCACCTCCTGTACCCGCTTCTCTCGCATTAGAGGCGTTCAACGACGTGACCTCTCAGTGGACTGGGTGGTACGGAGGAGCACATTTACTGATTAAGTGGATCGACGTGTCAGAGGCAGGGTATCAACAATATCAGGCGGACGAAATAAAAGAGGTTACCGGGTACGAAAATAAGCCAACCACATGGTCAGCTCTGATTGACGACGGTCTAAAGCCACAGGACGCGGCTGACGTTACCAAGCTGTCTCACACGTTTACCTTCTACTACCAGACGGCACAAGACGCCACACCTACCCCAGATCTTATTGCCGGGGATGGCACGTACAACTTTTCCACAAAGGCGGTTACTCCCCCAGCAGGATGGGGTCTGGTTGCCCCAACTTCAGGGGCAGGTAAAGTCTGGGCGGTGGTTACCACTTTCCACGCCCTGACAGCGGCGGCCACTACTGACGATGGAACCAATACCTTTACTGCCCCCTTTAGCGGCTACAGTTTGGGGGCTGACGTAACAAAATTACTGAAGTCTGCTATTTTCTATTACCAGACTCCTCAAGCGGCTACCCCCACGGCTCTGACTACCGGCTCTGGCACGTACAACTTTTCCACAAAGGTAATGACTCCTCCGGCAGGTTGGGGGCTCTCTCCTCCGACGTCTGGAAGCGGTAAGGTGTGGCAGGTAGAGACCACTTTCTATGCCCTGACAGCGGCTGCGACTACTGACGATGGAACCAATACCTTTACCTCACCGGTCAGCGGTTACAGCTTAGGGGCTACACAAGGGGCCACATGGGGAACCGACGTCAACAATCGCCCGGCAGAATTGACGGACGGCCGTATCCCTGCAGCACTGACTTCCGCTGGTTACTTGTTAACAGGCGCTTACTTTGGCGGGTCTACTATGTCGGTAGAAGACCAGCTGTTGACTATCCCGGGGGCTCAATTATCTAAGAACCCTGAATTTCGTAACGGGATTTCAGGTTACTCTGTGTATGACAACGCTTCTACAGGACTAATAACCCTCTCTGAGGTTGCTGATGACCTTGCACCAAATGGCAGCGGTAAAATACTTAGGGTTACTCGTGCATCGGGTACTGGCACTTCACCCGGATTAGGTGGTTTTGCGCAACTACTTAATGGCCCCGGGGAAACTACTGCTGGCCTGCCGAGTATACCCGGGAGGTATGCGGCCAATACTAAACTACTGTTTAGGATGTGGTGTAAGTTTCCTGTGGGATATAATATTCGAGAGCAGTCTAACGCTACAGGTGGGGGAACCCATACGTGGCTAACCTCCACAGCGGGTACGGGGGACTGGGCACTATACGCAGGTATACGCACAGTTGGGACTACTACGCCGTGGAACAGTACAGGCCACAAATCCTTGTCTGGACCAACCACTGGGTATGTCTGGGACATAGCGTCCTATGACCAGATCGACATTACCTCTACCGCCTCGCAGTTCTTGGGGTCAAACTTATTTGATAGCGCTGGTAATTTATTATCTGATTCTTCTGTTTTAAACATAAATGCAACTTGGGCTAATATAGCGGCAAATGGAGGAGCCGGTATACCGGCAGCAGGGGCAACAGTTAACACAGGAGCTTTGGCCAACTCGTCCCTACCTGAGTCTGCGGTTACCAACGCTAACGTGTCTTTAACAACTTCAGGGTCGTTAACTGGTGCTGGCGGAGGGACAATAAACGCGCTGAACCTATTAAACGGCCCAGCGCAGGCAGGGGCGGATGTGACTGGCAGTAACACCTCCGCAGATACCGCCGCAGTCGGCGGCATTGCTGCCGCAACAGTGCGCGATAATGCAGCAAACGCAAAAACCGCTGTAGATGGAATGAGCAGTGATCTCATCTTCTCTAGTGCTGAAAAAGCTACTTATCGTCTGCAATGGGAAGGGATGCAGGCTAATTACTTCAATATTATCGCACAGGCAACCACTTACGGTATTCAAGCAGAGACAGCGTTCACAGACTTCACTACTGCTAGGAACAATTTAAGCACTTACCTGTTTACCACTCAGAATATAGACGCTGGGATCGCTACTGCTATTACCGGTGATCTATTGGCAGTGTATACGCAAGCGTTCTACGAAAAAATGACCTTGGCGGTTAACAGACTGACTAACACCAATAGCAGTATCGACCTAGATGCCGTAACAGGTATGAAAGTTATCCGAGTTAAGCAACCTGTTGGTGCGGTAATGAGCATGAGTGGCAACCCTATTACGGGGGCTATTATTGTCACCTTGCCGGTGGGTTGGTCTGCCAACATGGTGCGTTTTGCCATCGATGTTTACAACTATGGCGGTAGTAAGTCATTCACCTTAAACGTAAGTGGGTATACTTACCCCGGCAGCGGTGCCGGTGGTTACTGGGTAAACACAACCGCTGATATCGTCGGTAATCTAGCCTCTGATAACCGCGTTAGGTTTATGTACAACAATGTTACCAATAAGGCCGTAATTGTTATTGGTAGCGTAACAGCGGACGGAACCGCGTCCAGCTGGACGCACCCAAGTGCCAGCGTGCGTGACCTTCATGTTTCTTGGAACGGTGGACCCACCACTATAGCTCAATGGGAAAGTGGTTGGGGTATACACATATCCGATAGCCTAACGGACTACCCATTGAGACCGGCGGCAAACCCAGACTATTCTGATGCGTTGTTGGACGCGGCTAACCTTAAGGGAGAGGGTCCACTTGCTAAGTCTGACTTAACTGAGGCTCAGGTTACTAATGCTAACCTTGTATTGAACTCTAACGGTACTTTGTCTGGAGGAAGCGTCAGCTCTGCGGCTATAAACGCCCTGAATTTACTAAATGGGCCAGCGCATGCAGGGGCTACCCTCGGTTCAACAGTAGCCCAACTTTCTGGGTCTTTTGACCAAGTAAAGTGGGATTCTGTACTGGGGTCGGCAAAAATAAAGACCGCTCAGATAGAGCTTTTAAACGTTACTAATGCACTGCTAGCAGCGGATATAAGTGCTGATAAAATCACTGCAGGTACTGTAACAGGTAGAACTATCCAAACTGACGTATCTCCCAATAAGCGTATGGAGATGTCATCAACTACTGACCATCTTCGATTCTACACAGATGCCACAACTGTGTACGCGGAGATTGGTTATAAGCTTGACGGGACTGACTATGTGGTCGGAGACTTTGGAAATACTTCTGCTGCAAATGCCGCTGTTGGGATACGCGCTAGATCTTACAATAAGCATGCTATTTCGGCTTACAGCCTTAATGGTTACGCTGGCGTCTTCCAAAGTGCTACTGGCGATGGTATATCGGTAACAGGTGCTGAAATTGGTGCAAGATTCACATCCACAGCTAGGCAAGGTATTATTTCGCAATCAGGATTAGACGATGGAATATGGGGGGTGGCTCTAACTGTTGGAAAGGTTGGAGTATATGGAAATGGGCCGGGGGCTGGTGTAGGCGGCTTTTCCTCTGAGGTAGGTGTAAAAGGCGTATCTGCCAAGATTGGCGCATATGGGTATAGTACTGGTGTAGCAGGGATAGGCTTGAAGGCGGAAAACGTAGCCGCTACAGGAACCTCTCTACAGATAGTACCGGACGTATCAAGTGATACCCCTTATGCTAGTTCTCCCGCAGGTTCTGTGCATATCCCTAACAATCAAAACTATGCCACGCTGAAACTGAATGGTGTGAACAGAAGATTGGCGACGGATGTTATCACTTGCAGGTTGAACAGCACAGGAACATCCCTAGTGGGAACTACTGGGCAGCTAGTCGGATTCGGCTACGCCCGGTACGGTCTAGGCATCTACTATATTGAAGTTCCCGGCTGGGGCGCTGACTTTACAATCAGTATACAGGTATCCCGCAATACATATGCGTATCCTGTGGTCAGCTATAGAAACCCCACAACAGGTTACTTCGAGTTTAAGTTGTTCGACCCGGTTACAGGCGGGGGCGTTGACTGCAATACTGAAATAACATTAGTGAGAGATTAACGATGGGACAATTAAAAGTAAGTGAGTACGATGAGATCGCTTTAGCGGCTTTCTTAGAAGAGAAGTACCTAGGGCTGTGGCATGGTAAGGTTGATGAAGAACTTGATACTAACGTGATTATTATCGACTCCGTCACCCAAGTTGAGCTAGATGCCGCCGTAGCGGCATTTGACTTTACTGCAGCATCCGCCGCAGTAGCTGACAATGTCAGAGTCTCGGGTATCAAACAAAAAGCAAAACAAGTTATCTATGCCGAAGTTCCTTTAGAGGTTCAAATCAATTCACTCAGGAGACTATTTGAGTTGATAGAGCCTGCCTTAGACCTGTCCGGACTTAGCTCATCGAGCTTATCCGAAATAGAGTCTTTAAGGGCTAAGGGGTTGAGAATCGACGCCATAAGGAGTTCCAGCAATGCTGCAGAACTGGCTGGCACACTGCCAGATCAGTTTAATCCGTGAAGCCTGTTGGTGCATTGCACCAAGGGCGGCGATAACGTACACTTCGTAAAACGGGCTACAGCCCTAACACTACCGGGAACCCCTATGCCAACCTTTGCTCTAAGCAGCTCCTCCTCCCGCAGAATGAAGGACGTCCATCCAGACCTACAACGTGTGGCCATCCGGGCTATCCAAATAACCAAAGTCGATTTTGGAATCCCTGAACACGGGGGCAAGAGAACGGCCCAGATCCAGAACATGCTGTATAAAACGGCTAACAAGTACAAAGGTCCTGACGGGTACGAAAAAATAGGGAAGCACCAGACAGGACACGCTCTGGACTTCTACGCTTACGTCGACGGCAAGGCTAACTGGGAGGAGGTTTACCTTGCTCAGGTAGCCTGCGCGTTTTTCCAAGCGGCGATAGAGTTGGGGGTTAAGATCGGATGGGGTGGGCTTTTTAGCACATGGTCTGACATGCCCCATATTGAGCTGGTTGATTCATATGTTTAGCGCAGTAGGTGGATTTGTAGGGAGGTTGTTTGGCAGTAAAGAGGCAGGCAATCAGTTGATAGATTCTGTTGCTTCTGGCATCGACAAAATATTCTATACTGACCAAGAAGAGGCAGAGGCCAAAGCCAAAGCCAAAACTGAAGCCATGACCGTGTATATGGGGTGGCTAGAGTCAACCACAGGGTCTCGTTTGGCTAGACGAATGTTGGCCCTAGGGGTATCTGGTATATGGGGTCTTGAGCATTTGACCTCAGTAATTTTATCGGTGGCCTCAATTTTTGCTGATGACTCGGGGGCGGTCACTGCCGCCAAATTGACAGAGGCAAGCGATAAACTGGCTGGGCATGCCTTAGACAATAATGCACTGGTAGGCATTGTCCTTTTATTTTACTTTGGCGGGCCAGCCGCCATAGACGGGGTAAAAGGGCTAGTCATGAAATGGACCAATAAGGGGGCGGCATAACGTGGCAGACTCACAACAAGAAAAACAAATAATACAGCGCAGGGTAGAGAGGTGGCACGTGGGCAAAGAAGTATCCCTTATCGGTCTGTTGGCGTTTGTCATACTGATCGTTACCCACATCTTTACTTACGGTAAGTATGTTCAGGACGCTCAAAATTACCGAGAGGCTAATGATCTCAGGTTTTCAGAGTACATTAGAAACAGCGATGAAAAATTTACAGAGTACATAAAGCGCAGTGACAAAAGATTCGCTGAACACCTAGCGGACGAAGAAAAGTCGGATAGGATCATGTTATCTTATATAAACGAAAGAACCTCAGACCGTATCAGAGCCGCCACCGTAGCGGAACAGTTTAAGGCTGTAGAACGGGAGTTCAGGGTTGTGGAGGAGAAGTTTAACAACCGAGACATACAGATAGCCAACATGGGAGGTAATCTTCTGGATATCAAAGCGGCTGTATCAGAGATAACTCAATACTTAAGGCAACTGCCTAACCCCTCCCCTTCCCCCTGACCCTATACCGGAGATCTTTAATGAACGTAGATTTAAACCTGTTAATCGACTTGGCCTTGTTGGCCGTACAAATCTCTTGGTCGGTACTTAACTGGGCGTGGAATAACGTATTGATGGCAGGCCCGCTGTTGCTGGCTATGTATCTTGTTCTTATGAGAGTTTGGCTGATGGCAAAAGGCCAGTGGTGGGAGCGCCCGTTCAAGATCGTCGGGGGAATCATCTTTCTGCCGCTTGATGCGTTTGTAAACATTGTAGTCTGTACCCCTTTATTTCTGGATGCGCCAAGATACCTGTTTGTAACCCACAGGATGGGGCGATACAAAGAGACTCGCGGCATTCCTTCTAAGTGGGGTGTTCATGGCGGGTGGCTCAGAGCATGGCGATACTGGTTTGCGGTAAAGCTCTGCAATATCTTAGACGTACCACAGCAACGGCTGACCGGTACTAATCATTGCCAAGGCTGAGCCGTCTCTGAACTTTGTTTTGCGGCTTTTCTTTTTAAGTCCTATACTCTGGCACTAGGCTACGCTGGCCCACATTTAACCATACAAACAGGTACTGAATTATGTCTATGACAAACGGCTTTGAAACAAAAATGTTATCTCTTCTTTTTAATAACTCTGCCGCAGGGAATGTGGGAGACGCGGCTGGCCTTCCTGCTTCGGTGGGCGCTGGCAGCTTTTACGTCTCCCTCCACACCGCCGCTCTGGCCGATACAGATGCCGTGCAGACGGCCAGCGAGTGTGCTTACACTGGCCCTTATGCCCGTGTCGCTGTCCCCCGGTCCGCAGGCGGCTGGACAGTTGCCGGCAGCACCGTCGACAACACTGCACTGATCACCTTCCCTGCCGCGACCTCTTCTGAGAACGTAACAGACTTCGGTATCGGCTTTGCGGCGTCAGGAGCGGGAGAGCTGCAGTTTTACGGGACTTCAGCTCTGGCAGTCTCCAACGGGATCACTCCTCAGTTCGCTATCGGGGCTTTGAACATTACTCTAGACTAATGGATACACTGCTCACCAAGCAAAGTATCTCGATTTATACCGACGGCCCTACGGTCGCCTTGCGTATAAATCGATCCGTATACCCGATGCCTTATTCTCAGGTGTTCAAGGTAGCGCAGGGGCTGAAGGTAGCCTCCAGTGAGGCCATGAGGATGGCCGGGGAATCCAAAGATACTTTGCAGCGCCTTACTCAGATCGAAGAGGACCCTGTCATACCGACGGGGTATATCGATAAAGTTCTAGTGCAACGATACGACTGGACCGTGCGGTTTGACGGTGAGCAGGTTTATTTAATGTTGGGCGCAACTGAGATAGGATTCCATTTTACCACAGCGGTTACCATGGCCACATGGCTGAGGGCTGCTGGACATCAAGCCAAAACATGGGCAGGCGACGCGAGTCGACAGGTCAGTGGGTTTGGGATTCTGAGCGACGCAGAAACAAACTACCGGCTTAACCGGTGAAACTTTTACCTTAACGAGGAACTGAAATGAATTATTCAGTATTAGCAGCAGAGCTGGCTTTACCAGCTTACACAGGGCTGTCGCATCAAGCGGCAGCCGATCTTTTGAACGTGGCCGATATATCCCGTACTCGGGAGTCCATGTCAGGCAGTGAGTTCTTCTCGGCCACAGACCCTGCACAGTACGGGGCTTTGACCGACTCCAAGAAACAGCAATGGCTGTCTTTTTGCGGGATTGATTCACATAACCCTGTGAACAACGGAGTGGCACATCAGTTTGTGGTTTACATATTCACCAGTGGCGCCACTATCGCTAATCTGGCCGCAGCAAGAACTGAACTTATTTCCCGAGCTACTGAGCTTGGTCAACCCACTGTGTTCGCAGGACACGTAGAACAGGCGAGGACTTTGTAATGTCTAAATATAAAAGCGCGCAAACTATTATTCTCACAGGTGCGGGCACTCTGGCACCGAATATCATGTCCTCCGCTTCAAGTTTAGTGAGCACCTCAAGGTCTTTTGCTGACTTCGTGCTGGCATGTACCTTCAATGTCAGTGTTGTGGCCGGTAAAAGTGTGCATCTCTATCGCAGGGATAAGAGCATTGTCGGGGCTAATGACGCTCCAGTGCCTACCCTGACAAGCTATGAACATAAGTACGTTGGAAGTTTTCCTATTCAGTTAGGCACGTCTATTCAGTATATCCCTTTGAACGGGGTTGCCATTCCGAATGCCTGTGAGTTTTACCTTAAGCAGGATTCAGGGGAGACTATGTCAACTGGGTACTTGCTGCATATGACTCCGTGGGATTGGGCACCACCAACCGCATAAAGGAGAATTGATATGACAGTGCTATCAAAAGCTGCCTTACTTGCAAATTTTGCCGATAATCGCACAGGTGATATCTCGGAGCAGATGCTGCGCGATTTTGTGGAGACTATGAACCCAGCTTATGCGTCTATGTATATCAGCACTCCGGTACTGACAGACATAACTACGCAAAACGTATGGCAGAAAGCGGCTGGTACTACTACTGATGTGAGTCTTAATCGCTTCAGTGGTAAGACCCTCCTGACAGTAGATAACCGCCTGCAGTATATCGGTACTCCTGATATACACGTTCACG